AAGGAAGTAATAGCCCTATGGCTAATGCAACACCCCTTCGCGTAGGCCAGCAAAATGGTGCTGGTAGTGCTGATGCACTGTTCCTCAAAGTATTTGGTGGTGAAGTTCTGGCCGCTTTTGAGGAAGCCAATAAGACGCTGGACAAACACACTATCCGTACCATTTCTCAAGGTACTAGCGCGAAGTTCCCAGCAACGTGGAAAGTCAATGCCAACTACCATACCCCCGGTACGGAAATCGTTGGTCAAGCGTCCAATGTCTCAGAGCGTACCATTGATATTGATGATGTTCTGATTGCGGATGTAGCTATCCCTCAGATTGACGAGGCGAAGAACTACTTTGATTACCGCTCCGAGTATTCGAGCCAATGCGGTTTCACGCTGGCAAATACCTGGGACAAGAACGTTCTCCAAACTGGTGCCCTGGCCGCTCGTGCAAGTGCAACTGTAACGGGTGCTTCTGGTGGTTCTACTCTGACCTCCACTGGTACTCTCTACCGTACCTCTTCCACTGACCTTGCCGCTGGTATCTTCGCTGCAATGTTGGCGATGGATGAGAAGGATGTACCTGAGAATCTTCCCCGGTGGGCCTTCATGCGTCCGGCTCAGTACAGTCTCCTGGCTCAGAACACGGCTCTCTTCAATACCCAGGTAGCGGCCAATAATGGTAACTATGCGGATGGAAACATTCTCCGTATCGGTGGTGCCATTCTGGTCAAGACCAATCACCTCCCGATTACCAATATCGCTACAGGCCCCACGAAGTACCAAGGCGACTTCAGCAAGACCGCGTGTCTGGTCATGAACGCCAAGGCTGTAGGTACCGTGAAGTTGCTCGATCTGGCGATGGAAAGTGAGTGGGACATGCGTAGGCAAGTTACGCTGATTCTCGCCAAGTATGCTATTGGCACAGGGATTTTACGCCCTGAGTGTGCAGTAGAACTCAAAATAACCTAAGTAGTACAAGAAGTTACCTCCGGGGAACCATTAGTTAATCTGGTGGTTCCCCTTTTTGCTTCCCCCATTCCACCATCATAAATCCCATAAATGACAGCGACAACCCTAACCACTGAGTTAGAAGCAATCAACACCTTACTTGATGCAGCTGGAGAGTCCCCTGTTGACTCCCTGGATTCCTCTGGTTTAGCGGATGTGGCTGCGGCCAAGACCCTACTGAGTGAACAAAGCAGAGTAGTTCAATCTCTCGGGTGGGCATTCAATACCGAGTATGACTACCCGCTTCCTCCCGATGTGGATGGACATATCACACTCCCCAAGAACACCCTAAGAGTCGATGCTGATAACCACTACACGAACGTGGATGTGGTACAGCGTGGGCTACGCCTGTATGACCGGAAGAATCACACTTATGTGTTCACCGAGTCTCTCAAGGGCAACATTACTTTCCTACTGGACTTCGATGAGTTACCTCAGTCCGCTAGGCACTACATCATGGTCAAGGCCGCTCGTATCTATCAGGCGCGAATCCTTGGCTCCGATACCCAATTCAAGTTCTCCGAGGCAGAAGAGTTTAATGCACTGGTAGCCCTCAAGGGCGCTGAGGAGGAACAGGCAGACCACAACATGCTCACTGGTAGTTGGTCTGTAGCGAGAATCCTTCAGAGATAACATGTCCCTCGTTAGCGGAAGCATTCCCAATCTATTCAATGGTGTCTCCCAACAACCGGCTCCGATACGCCATACATCACAGTGTGAACTCCAGGAGAACTGCTACCCAACGATAGCCACCGGACTCCGCAAGAGACCCCCCACCGAGCACATAGCGAAGCTCCGTAATATCACGTCTACGGATGCCTATGTCCACCTCATAAACCGGGATACCACCGAGAGGTACAGTGTAATCGTAACTAATGGGGACCTTGAGGTATTCGACCTGAATACCGGGGTAGCCAAGACTGTCTCTTTCCCGGATGGGAAGTCATACCTCAGTGCGGCCACTCCTCGTGAGGACTTCGCACTACTCACGGTGGCTGACTACACGTTTGTGGTCAACAAGACCAAGGTAGTGGTGATGACAGGTGCTACCTCCTCAGCCACCCTAACCGGAACCGTCCAGAAATTCTCGGACCTGCCCGGTGCTCCAGGGGTAGGGAACGTCTACAAGATTCAGGGAGACAACAGTAACCAGTTCGATGATTACTATGTCATCAGGACTTCAGCCAATGTGTGGGCTGAGACCATAGCTCCAAGTACCAGTACCACCCTAGATTCCTCAACGATGCCCCATAAGCTCGTGAGGAACGCTGATGGAACCTTTACGTTCTCCAAGGTTGCCTGGGATAACCGACTGGTAGGTAGTGATACCTCCAACCCTCAGCCCTCCTTTGTAGGTAGAACCCTTGGGGACGTATTCTTCTACAGGAATCGCCTCGGGGTCACCTCGGATGAAGGTATTGTTCTCTCCCGTGTAGGTAACTACTTCAACTTTTGGGCAGCTACGGTTACGGCTGTTCTCGATACAGACCCTATTGATGTGGGTACATCCCATACCAAGGTCTCCATCCTGAACCATGCGATACCGTTCAACAAGGTCCTGATGCTGTTCTCCGACCAGACTCAATTCCAGTTGACTGGTGGGGACCCGATGACCCCCAAGAATGCTACTTGTGATGTGGTGACTGAGTTCGAGTCCTCGGAAGAGTGTAGGCCAGTTGGCTTGGGACCCTCACTGTTCTTTGCTGTGGACCGTGCGAACGCTACAGGTATCCGGGAGTACTTCGTGGATGAAACCACGGTATCCAATGATGCCTCCGATGTGACCGCTCATGTCCCCTCCTATGTCCCCAAGGATGTATTCAAGCTGGCCTCCAGTTCCAATGAGGATGTGGTATTCGCACTCACCCTGAATGAGAGGAACGCTGTCTATGTTTACAAGTTTTACTGGAATGGGGATGAAAAGGTACAAAGCTCCTGGGGTAAATTCCTGTTCGGAATTGGGGACGTAATCCTGAATTGTGACTTCATCAAGAACACAGCCTACTTCGTTATCCAGAGGTCTGATGGGGTCTACCTGGAGTCCATGTCACTCAAGGAAGCCTCTGTGGATTCCGGCCTGTCCCTGCTGGTACACCTTGACCGCAGGGTGTCCCTCACAGGGTCCTACGATTCAGTAACCAAGCTCACCACTTGGACCCTCCCGTATCCTGATAGTGGAGACATGGCTGTAGTCCTGGGAGGCTCATTTACCTCAGGTGCCGGTTCCAGTCTCAATATCTCCAGACCCACCAGTACCACCATTACAGCCAGAGGGGACCACTCGGCTCATCCATGTATCGTTGGTAAGAACTACACCATGCGTTACCGCTTCTCCGAGCAGTACGTCCGGGATGGGGATAACGTGGCCTTGACTGGAGGAGTACTGAAGCTCCGAAGGATGCACCTTAACTACTTCAATAGTGGCTCCTTCCAGGTAGAGGTTACTCCACTGGCCCGGTCTACCTACACCTATAAGTTCACCGGGATACGCCTGGGAACACTTCAATCCCTTCTCGGGGTCCCCTCCATTTCCTCAGGTACCTTCCGATTCCCACTCAAAGGAGGAAACATTGGTATGCAGATTGATATTGTCAATGACACCTATCTCCCTTCCATCTTCCAATCGGCAGAGTGGGACGGTGAGTTCGTAGTGAAGGCCCAACGACTGTGATTGTCTACCGTGAAGCCACCCTGGAGGACGCTGTAAGCCTCACCAAGCGCCTCCGGGAGTCTGACCATATAGAGGTCTCACTGGCCGCTGGTGGTGTAACTGATGACCTCCTGATGGATTCCGTGGGGGGTCCTACTTCCATTGAAGCCTGGGCCGCTGAGGTGGATGGACTGGTGGTTGCCTTGTGGGGTGTCCACCAGCAGAAGTTAGTGGTGGGTGTCCCCTGGCTCCTCTGTTCCCCCGAGGTGGCCCGGTACGCCAAACGGCTGGTCAAGGATGGGAGACAGTGGGTTAACCGTATCTCCATCCAGTTTCCCATTCTGACCAATATGGTTCACGCCGAGAACACCTCCTCTATCAACTGGCTCAAGTCCCTCGGGTTCACCATAGGACCCCTTCACCCGGAATACGGGGCAGGAAAGGCTCCCTTCTACCAATTCTACAAATACAGTCCACTATGTGTATCCCATTAGTAATCGCTGGAGCCACCTTAGCCATTGGCGCGGCAACGGCTGTAACCAGCCACATGCAGCAAGCCAAGCAAGCCAAGGATACAGAGAGGGCAATCAAGGAGAACTATTCTCAACAGATGGATTCCCTCCAGCTTCAGTATGACCAGACCAACAAGCAAGCTACT